TTAGTTTGATTTTGTACGTTCCTTAATGCAGTTGTAGCACTGGTGGCATCAACTCTTAAGGTAACAACTGCCTCTGCCACAGATTAAAAAAGACTATACTTTATATTACCTTGAAATCCGTTTCTGTCGTGCTAATGCTTTTTTTTCTTCGTCATATTTAATCTCATAATAACCAGCCCAATATGTAAGTTCTGCCTCAGTCATGTTTTGCCTGAGTTCTTGCACTGTTTTACCAAGTTCTGTTGCTAGGAAAAACTCAAATCTTAACCAGTTATCCCCCTTTATTCTTTTTTTGCAGTATCAATATTAATTTCTATATTATTTAAAAACAACTCAAGATCATTAAGCACTTTTTCTGGCAAAGATCTTTGTAAAATCGCTGCATCTGACATATCAAAAGCTGGTGTGCCATCTTCTTTCTCTGCCATTTGGCATAAAAGTTGAGTTGAAATAACTAAGGCTTCATCTGAACCAGCTAATTGTTGCGCTCTGACTCTGGCATATCTAGTTATAGGTTTAAAATATAAAGTCATAAGAACTTTATCATTTGAATCTTTAACTTCGAATTTTCTTCTTGTAACCATTTCATCTTTGAAGGCTGCAAGTAAGACGTCTGCGGTTCTTTCTGTTGGCATAAATTATTTAAATGGCTGATGTAATCGTACCGCTTGGTTTAAATGTGATGCTAATAGTGTTTACATCACCTAAAGCAGAACTTTGTTCAAAGTTAGTAACAAGGCCACTAAAACTAATTTTCTTTGAACCACTAGCACTGTCAGGAAAAAGTTCGAATGAAGCTGTACCTGCATCACCGGTAGTTAAAGCTGCATCAACAAATGTAGCAGTTTCACCTGAAGCGGCATTGTCGTAAACTAATTCTGCAGTACCTTCACCTTCAATAAGCCCGCCAATGTAGGACTTAAATGTGTCGCCTTGAACTGTAGTTTCTTGTGTGTCCTTAGTAATAGACATAGACCAAGATCTTGTGCCTAATACTGGATTGACAGATGAGCCTCCATCGTCAAACTTAACTTGTCCTACGTCACCTTTTACAGCAGCCATAACAATTAAAAAGATATTTAAGAATAGTTTAACCTTTTTTTGGATTTTTTACAGCCTTCTTATTTTTTTCCATATATCTTCTGCATTGAGGATCCCAGTACTGTGGTTCTCTTCTACCTTTAACTGCTTCTATAGCGTCAAGCATTTCTTCAGTAATTTCAATCATGGATTTAGTGCTTCATATATTTCAAATGTAATACTCATCTGTGTTTGAAATCTTCCTTCTGGGCTTGATTGTAATATTTGAGGTCCTTCAAAGGCATCAAATCTTACATCTGACACCGTAGTTCTGTTAAATAAATCTCTTAATCTTTTGCATATTGTAAAGTTATCGCCTGAACCTATACCTTGCTTTGTGTAAATGTTAAAAACACAAGCACCAACAATTAAATTAGTAGCAGTTACACTTGAGTTTGGCGATTCCTGAGTAAGATATGAACTTTCACCAAAACTTGTTATGCACTGAATATATTTATCTGAAGTTGACCCATCAAAAGGTAAGTTATTAAAAATTAAAGAAATTTTAGGTGCTTTTCTAAACTCTTCATTGAGTCGACTTTCAATTGTTTCTCTTACAGTATTTAAATTAATTGCAGCCATTATCCTCTCCTAACAATTTTTGATAATTCAGTTGGTATATATTGTGCGGTTAATTGTTTAGCTTGTAATATTGGATAACCTTTTATTGTGTTTTTTCTTGTTCTATATATACCTTTCCAACTAGGAGGAAGTGAAGTACCGAAAGCTACAGGTTCTGAATACTCAACAATACTAAAGATAGAACCTTTATATGGTTCAATAACAGTTTGCCATGAACCTCTTAAATTGTTTGTAACACTTGGGGTTGCTTTTTTTGTTAATACTGTCCATTTTAACGTGGTTCTTTTAACCAACTTTATAATTGCATCTTTAAAGAAGTCGTCAATTTGATCTACTTTTATTTGTCTTGTCATCTTAAAAATATATCAAAGGTTATAGCAGTATTATCAATCTCATTAGTATTTATTGCAATCACCTTAAATTCAACACCTGCAATTAAAACTCTATCTTTATTTGTTGGTGTAAAAGAAATGTCCTTGGCAGCAATTGTAAGTTTTTTATCTTGTTGTGTAATTAAATCATTAACTTCTGATTTTGTAACTTGATCTAAAACACCTTTAATTGATGAATCAGTTTTAGTTTCGCTTACAGTACCTGTTGATGTATTGTAAATTCCAGTAACAACTCTTCTGTAGGTTATACTACCACCAAATTTGTTAACCGCTTTTGATGCTGCCTTTTTAAGGCCAGAAGATATGCCCATTATAATTTATAAGCAATAACTGTACCGCTTGTTAAAGTTATGCTAGTAATGACACCTTCAATTTTGCAGTTTGACTTTAAATCAATGCTTGTTAAATCACCACTAATATTTTCTGCTACTAATGTCGCAATTTCAGAATCTTTTAGTGCCTGAATACAACCAAATCTGCCTGTATGCGCTGAAGTGTCGTTAATAATTTTTGCTGCTGGATAATAAGTCATTTTAACTCCTTTTAATTGCAATGTTGCCGGGTCCACTAATTCTCAATCCAGTAAAGTATCTTTCGAACAGTGGTGGTACTCTATCTGCACCAACCGAACCAAAGAAATTCGGTGTAGCATCAAGATTACCAATTTTTACATTTTTAAAATCTTCAAGACCACTTAATCCTAAACCATCTCTGTTGTTATTCAAGTAAACCGCTAATATAACTTGTGCTTTTTTAACTTGTTCTGGAATTTCGGTATCAGTAAAATAGTCAGTAGATATTCTAAAAGGAAACCCAGTAGCGTAAGTATTAATATAAGTATCTGGTTTTCTGACCCCAGTTCTCGGCCATTGTAAAGCTTGCGTATTTGTAACTCTTGCACCTAAAAATCTTTCTCGGTCAACTCGAACCGCAGCAGTATATAAAGCTCTGTTCTTATTGTCAGTTGATGAATTATCCCAAGCGGTTACATCATCATCTAATATTAATCCTTCAACAATTGAATTAGCGTCAGACAATGTTATGTAACTGTTGGCTGATGCTCCCCCCACTGTTGCGTCTATCGTGATTGCCATTTGATTTTGTTTTTGGCTTACGTTTTGTTTTTTGTTGAGGTACAGGAGCTACCGTTTTGGTAGCTTCCTGTTCTCTCATTCGCCTGAAAGCAAAGATGCCCATTAACTTGCAGAACCTTTAAAGATTCCAAAATTAATTACAACCGCTTCAGATAAAGAACCACCAGATACATTTGTAACTGTGATCTTAAATGACCCTGCTGCTACAGCACTGACACCTACAAGATAAGAACCTGCAGTACCACCAGATGCAATTGCAACAAAAGGAATATCTGCCGCAGCCACTTTGTCGTTTGTAACTTCAAAAGTAGCTTCGCCTGCAGCACCTAAAGCTGCGTTATTCATAGTGATAACACCTGACTCAGTATTAAGTGTTACCCCAGTTGTTTTGTTAGTTGCTTGAGTTACAGAACCACCATTAGTTGGTCCAGTAAGTTTTCCCGCAGTAACCTCAAATAAACTTGGCATGATTAATTACTCCTAGTCTTGAGTTGATACGTTAGTAGCTCTAACGATACCAATGTTCTTTGTCTCGTAGACTTTCGACCA